GTTAGATTCTGTACTCCTATTCTGGGGTGAAGTATTAGGTGTTCTTACTCAAGAAGCCCAAGATATGTATAATGACCGTGTAAGAAGGGAGCGCCCTGGAGTTCAGACCCTTGAAGCAACTCTATTGCAATAGGAATGTTATAGCATATAAATTGCATTAGATAACAATTGACCCGAAACAACCAATCTGATATACTAGATATATCGAGGTAGATCTATGGCCGACGACCAGAAAACAGTACCAGAATCTGACTTCCTCAGGGTAAAGTCCTTGAAGGAGTCAGCCGAATCACGTGCCAATACGGCAGAATCTCGTGTGGCTGAGTTGGAAACAACCGCCACTTCAACCAATAAAGAATTACAGGACCTCAGAAACTGGAAAGCAAGCAATCAACCAGTTGTCTTAGAGGTGGCTCAGCTCAAAACCGATCTGGCTAGCAGCAAAGAACTAGTAGGAACCTTGGAAGAGAATGTGATATCAAATATCACCAAATCTGCCAGGGAACTGGGTATCTCCGAGAGTGATCTTGAAGGTAAAACGGTTTCACAGATTGAGTTACTTATGATTGGTGCTCGTAGCATCAAAGGTGAGTCCAGTAATGGGGATGATTCTTCTACTAGTGATAGTAATATCGACTCTGAAACCTCTGGCGACGGCGAGAGTAGAGACGAAAACCCTAATACTAATGAAGGAATCAACTTTGCTAAGATCGGCGGCAACCCTGAAAAGTCTGCAGTAGCTCAGTCTCGGTACTTCGTTGGAGGAACCAATGGAGGGCAGGCTAATGTACCTGCCAATGACCGCGAATACGCCGGGGCTCAACGAGAGCGGTCTCTGGCCAGACAAGCTGATCGAACGGCAAATAAAGTTTAGAGGTAAATAAATTGCCCACGGAAATTGGTCATTGGGATAACCTCGCAGAGGCCCAAAAAGCCACACAAGAAGTCCTCATCCCTGGCGTAATCGAAGAGGATATCAAACGTGGTGGACCTATCCAGTTCCTTCCAGTCCAGCAGACCTTAGGCCTGCGGGTAGACTACCTTCGTGAGACGGCGAACCGTCCACAGGCAGCCAAGCTAGGACCTGGTGGTTCAACTGTCGCAACTTCGGCAACGACCTATGACAAGCAGCAACGAGACTTGTCTATTGCCTACATTGAGACAGACCTTGACAAGTTCACGGCTGAGACCTATGGCGGCCTGAACAATTACGCTAACCTTCAGTTCAAAGAGAACCAGAAGGCTATGGTGGAGTTCCTGAACGATAAGTTCTTCTATGGGGACGCCACTTACGCTACTGGTGACGCTGAACCTGATGGTTTACACGCTCTAGCAGCGGCTTTCCCTACTGGTATAGGTGGTGAAACTAACGGTCTCAACATAGAGGTTTCTGGTGCTCTGACCATAGCCTCTATGCGGAAGATTTTGCGGAACATGAAGTATGGTGCTGACGCCATCTTCGTGCCCCACATTGTTGGTGACCACATTGACGCCTACACTCAAGAGGCTGGTCTAAGCAACGTCACCAATGGACTCTTCCCTACTACAGTAGACGCTTTCGGGCGAGAGGTACCGTCCTTCAAGGGCATACCAATCATACGGACCGACTTTCTACAGGAAGAGACCGCTGAAACTGGTGAAGGTTCTAATGCTCGGGCGAAGTCATCGGGTGCTGCTAACTGGTCCATCTTCTTCGTGAAGTTTGGTCAGGTATCCGAAATGGACCCAGGCGTTGGCCTTCTTGTTGGTGGTAATGGAATGTCTCCAGGTGAAATGTTCTCTGTTGAGGAGATCGATACACTTGAAGGCAAGATTGCTTCCAAGCAGAGGCTACACACTTTCTACGGGTTTGGCGACGGCTCAATTATGAGCATTGGCCGGATCTTTGACATTACGGACACAGCTATCACAGCTTAGTCCATAGCGCCGGGGTGGGCGGCTACTTCCCACCAACACTCTCAAACGCCCCTCCCTGGAGGGTTAGGAGTTAGAACATGGCAGTTACGCCATACACGATTGATAGTCCGATGGGCGGTTACCACTATGGAGTGAAGCAACTCCGTAATGGGATTACCATTGATATCCCTGCCACTCATCCTCAAGTATTTGACCCATCTGTCCTGGAGTCAAACTGGAACGACTTAGATGTCTATGACATTGACACCGTGCAGAAGTTCCCACTTGGTACTGTGCTCAAACAGAACCGCCGAGTGTGGATGTATGCTAGCTTTGCCGGCACCGTCACAGTAGGTGACATGGTGGTGTCTGAGGCTGACGATGATGGCTACGACGCACTGGCGCCTGTGGCTGCAGATGCTGGTGTTACTGAATTTGAGATATCCCCTCCAGGTTCAGGCACAGACATTACGATCAATGAGTTTGCTGGTGGTTACGTTGAGGCTCAGGCGAATGGAACTCCAGGGTACTCATATGAGATCATGGCAAACGACATTCTGGATATGAATGGTTCTCCAACCATGACGGTAAGAATCTTTGGTAACACTGCTGTGGCACTTAGCACCAGCGATGACCTGGCTCTTATCAAGCATCCAGCCAAGGATGTGGTCATTGCTCCTACTACACTCCTGAGTCCAACGCTTGGTGTCTGTCTGACAGCCCAGGCTGCTGACCAGTTTGGGTGGGTTGGAGTCAAGGGTCCACACACAGTGTACTTTGAAGGTACTGTGGTTGACGGGGCCGAAGTCCGTCACTCAGAGACTACCGCTGGCTCTGTGGCAGGTATGGACTACACAGAGTCAACCGCTGAGTCTGACTCTGGTCCAATTGGACGGTTACGAAACTACTCAGGCACTACCACATTTGGTCTCGTTGACCTCTACGGTAAGGGCATAGTATAACCATTGGGGGTATTCAGTTAGGCTGGCCCCTAAACAAATAGTCCCTCTTAGAGGGTAGCGACGAGGCAAGCGAATGTCGTTGACAACTATAGGTGATGAGACTATCACTATATCAAGTGCTTCACTAGGACTCACAGCTGGGTCTGGTGGTGATCTCATCAGGTCTGGGCAGACCTCTAGTAGTGGGGTAGCATCTAATCTCCCATCTACTACTGGTGCCCACAGGTATAATATGCCTGGTACTCGCATGGCTAGAGTTACAGTAGTCAGTGGAGCTATGAGAACTTCTACCAATGGGACAGTAACTGCTCCCACAGACGGTGGAAACTTTCCACTCTGGTCAGCCACCGAGTCCTTTGAAATCTGGGACCTACCAGATATGTCCACCTGGCGGGCTATCCGCGAAGGTGGTGTTGACTGTGTCATCTTTGTTGAGTACGAAGGGACAGATGAATAATGGCTATTCGTAACCTTCGTCGTACCAATGCAAACCAAGAGTATGCTGATATATTCTTGAATGGTAATAAGCTCAAGCTGGATGTAGATGATGACACCTATATCGTTTCTGACACCAACGACGAAATTCAGTTTTTTGCTGGTGGCGTTGAGATTGCAGAGTTTGATGCGACTGCGATAACTCTCGCCAATGGTGCTGATCTTGTTATTAGTGCTGCGGATAAGTTGTACTTCGATAATGCTGGTGATACCTACATCTGGGAAGAATCCGGTGACGACCTGCATCTAGTTGTGGGTGGCGCGATTATGCTTCAGTTAGACCAAGAAGCCGGTATTTCTACATTCAACCCGTCGTCTGCTAATTACGATTTTAGGGTATTGACGGATGGTGGAACCTCTGCCATCAATGTTGATGCTGCTGCAAACGCTGGAAAAGGTGAGGTCAGCCTTGGATACACGGCGAATCCTGATGGGAACAACCGGGCGTGGCTCAAGATATACCCGCCAGCCATCTCCACGGCTTCGGGCAAGGCTACCTCATGGATGAGCATCCAGCCCGACTACGCTATGACAATGGCCGGGACTGTTCCGTTTGTCGCAACGCTCCAGTTGGAAGAACCGAACATTACAGAGCCCGACGGGTCAAATGTTGTTTCGGTAGCTGCCACGCTCTACATAAAAGATGCGCCAACTGAGGCTCCAGCAGGTAAAAATAGTGGCATCCACATGGAAGCTGGGGCGTTCTATGTTAGTGATGGGCATGGCACAGATGGTGAACAGCTTACCTCTGGTGGGGATGATGCTGTTTTAGACTGGGCTGCTGCCAGTTGTGTGCGGAGTTCTAAAACTGCCATCGTGGAACGGGATAATAATGATGAAGTTCTTGCGACACTGGTGAACACGCCAGTCCACGACTTCAAATATAAAAATGACCGATCACTTTCCAGCACCGGAGACTACGACACGGACTATGTTGGTGTCATGGCTGACGAGGCTCCGTGGGCGATGCACCACAGCGGACGCATCCTGAATCCGATCAATACATTCGGCTACACAATCCAAGCCTTCAAGGCTCTGGAGAAACGCATACAGGAATTGGAGTCTAAGTAATGGCAACTAAAGCACAGATGAAAACAGCACTTGGAATCACAGACAGTCAAGTGACTAAGGCTCTTGCATACCTTGACCGGGTATCCCCAAAGCTTGATAGCTCAGGCGATGCACGGGCAAATACTATAAACGATTTCCGTGACCATATCGTTTCACATTACGGTGGGCAGATTAGTGGAGACTTGAAACAGCAAGCTGCTTCCCCTGCCTGGGACTAGGGAGAGTATATGAGTCCGGTACATACGAAAACTGAGCGACGTAAAAAGGGCATCAAGCGTGGTGCTGGTGGCAAGATAACGAAGGCATCTCCTAGCACGAAGCGCGCGAAGCCGAAGAAGAAATACTAATGGACTTCAAGAATTTCACTGAAAAATTCAGACCGCAGGTGATGGCTGTAATAGCTGGAATCGTGCTTATGGCTATGGCAGCGATGCGCTGGGACGGTCTTGAAGAACTGAAGACCGCCGCCCTTGTGTTAGGTCCGATAGCGATGGCAATCATTAACAAGCAGAAGTCAGAAGACTAGCTGGCAGGAGGAATAATTACTTAGGTTGATACCCTACCCGATGACTAAAGACCATAATCCCGAGGCAAGCAAATGGGACTTCTAATCAATACAACTTTTACCGATGTTATCTCTGGGAAACCAATCACTGTACCTAGTGATGGTGAAGATTCAGAATTAGTACCGGCTACTACGGCTACTCTACTGAGGGCTTTAGCAGAACAATTACCGAGAGACTTCACTACCCCAAACGATGACGCTTGCTTCTCTTTTGTATTCTCTATAATGAGAAACAATCCAAATGAACTTTACTGGACTATCCCACCTAAACACTTTGAACAACTGTTTGGTGTTGATGGTGAAACCGGAATAGTTATGAGAGATGTCCCTAACATGCAGGCTTATATGCCTGGTCCAAATGGGCCAGTCCCTGTAGAGGGTCGACCTAAGGTTATTCCTCTATTGAGAGCTATGCTCTCCATGAATACTACTGGTGCTCTCGAAGCCATGCGAGGTTCTGATATAGATGAACCAGCGGGTGAACTTACCGAAATGAACTCATCTAACTAATCATGCTTACTCTTTCTGCTGCCCTAACTACTACTCAGAAGCTGGCTAGTCGTGAGCCTAACATAAAGGTAGTTATTACTGAGGCAGAAGCAGCTAGTCCTACTGTTGCTACCTATTATACAGGGTACCATGCTTCATCCAGGGTCCGATCTATAGAACATACTGAATCTGCTCAAGGCGGAGAGATGACCAAAATTACTCTCTTCGATGGAGATCAATCTATAGCTAGTAAGGACTGGACCGGGCGTAGGGTGGCAATCTTCTATGGTTATAAT